CGAACATGGTGCCCGACGTGCTCGGACGTTTCCGCAACTCGGACAAGGACACCCTCTCTCTTGAACTCCGTGGCGACGGCATCGACTGCCGCTGCGACCTGCCCCGCACCAACAACGCCAACGATGCGCTGGAGCTGATGAAGCGCGGCGACATCACCGGCATGTCGTTCGCATTCGAGGACGACTGGGAGGACTCGGAGAACGGCGTGAGCTACGAGAAGACCAACGACATCGAGGACGGCAAGGAGGTATGGCTGCGCCATGTGAAGAAAATCACCGGCCTCTATGATGTCGCCATCGTCACCCACCCCGCCTACGAGCAGACCACCGTCGGACTGCGTGAGGCATCGGAGGCTATCGACAAGGCGATTGAGGAGCAGCTGAAGCGCGAGTGCGGCGGCAAGAAGAAGGCCGAGGACGGTGAGGAAACCGACGAGGAGAAAGCTGCCCGTGAGCAGGCGGAGCGTGAGACCAACGGTGGCGAGACAAACGCCGAGAAGGAAGCCCGCGAAGCAGCGGAGCGTGAGGCCAACGGCGGCGAGACCAACGCTGAGAAGGCTGCACGCGAAGAGCGCGAACTGGAAGAGCAGGCTGAAATGGCCCGCAAGACACGCGAACTGCGCCAGCGTATGCAGCGCATGAAGCTCTCTAACAGAAAATTTTAAGTTCACAATAGTATAAACCCTTAAAAAGTATTTCGTATGAAAGAAATGACAAAAGACCAGATTCAGGAGCGTCAGCTCCAGGTATGGGACAAAATCGACGAGATGGATGAAATGCGCTGCAAGCGCGAGAATCCCGTGTTCACCGAGGAAGAGGGCATCAAGTATGACGCTCTGATTCGTGAAAGTAATTCACTGTCAGCCCGCGCTGAGTCAATGGCAAGCGGCAAGGCTCTGGAGAACATCCGTGAGCACAAGTCGAAGAACGCCATCCTGCGTGAGTTCTTGCAGAAGTGTGTTGAGAAGCGTGAGAACGCCAGCACCATTCTGATGAACCCCGTGACATCAGACGACGACAAGAACACCATCGCTAACCTTGAGGCAGGCGGTGCAATCCCCCTGACCATCAACGAGCTTATCGACACCAAGGTTGCAGGCGTAGAGCTGCCACCCGATCTGAAGATCGTGACTGGTGTGGTAGGTAACGAGATTTGGCCGTACTCAACCAACGACGTAGAGTTCACCGTTGCTGGTGAGGTCGAGAAGGTGGGCGAGCAGGCTTTGAACTTCGCCAAGATCAGCGCAACACCTAACGCTGTCGCTGCTAACGTGGCTGTCTCTCACCGCGCCATCAACAACGCATCGTTCGACCTGCTGGGCTTCATCTCTTACAAGCTCACCAAGGGTCTGGCCATCTTCCGTGCCTTGCACGCTTACTCTCACATCAACTTCAGCAACGACCTCAAGTCACCGTTCGCTGGTGCCGACGTTGTGGAGATTGCTCTCGACGAGAACGTGGGTAAGAACATCGCCATCGAGATTGCCAAAATGTACGATCTCGGCTTCGAGGGTGTGCCTTATGTAACCATGAGCAAGGTCACTGAGACCACGCTGGCCTACACCAAGGCTATCCCCGGCACCGCAGGCGACCGCACCGTGGTTCAGGACGGCAAGTGCGTAGGTTATCCTATGACCACCAGCCCATTCGTGAACTACATCCTCGACAACGGCACACCAAAGGCTGGCGACGACCAGTTCATCGCCATCGGTCACTGGGGCTACGAGGCTATGCAGATTCACGGTGACGTGATGTTCAACGTCGATGCTCAGAGTGCCGAAGTATTCTCTCGTCGTACCGTAGTCGTGAGCCTCGCCCTCGACATGTCTATGACGGAGTTGTCAAGCAAGGTCAACGGCAACACCTCCGGCAAGCCCCAGGCCTTCAAGCTCATCAAACTCGTGGAGCCCGCAAGTTCTAACGAGATCGGCGGCTAAACTCTCTCAGACTCTCCATTCTCTGGGCTTAGTTCCTGTGGCGGTCGCCCTCAATGCAAAAGCAAAGACCGTGTGACCGCCACTCCCCAGGGGAGAGAGATGTATCAAATCAACAATTAACAGAGTAAGCAAATATAGAACATGGGACTGCTGACAGACTCATTCTTCATCCGAGCCATTAAGTCAAATGCCGACCTGTTGGCGAAGTTGCCTGCTGGCGACATTTACAACAACGTGGCCGATCCTGACTACGACATGGAGAACGTGGAACTGCCCTACATCATCGTCAACAATGACGGTGGAAGCGAGGGTGATACGACCAAGGATTCATGGAGTGAAAGCACCGAAGACAAGGTGAACATCAGCATCCTGATGGTGTGCCGCAACCGCCAGGAATTGGCAGACATGACGCTGACCGTCCGCAAGACGATCTCGGAATTTATGCAAGCAACCTGGCAGCGGATCAGCGAAGGCACGACCGAGGAAGGCGACGACATCGCACCGATTCAGTATGAGTTCAGTTTCAGCGACATCGCCTACATCATGGATAAGCCTGCGCACCGCCAGATGTTCTATTATAATTGCACGACTCCAAACGAAATCTTTATTGACGATGAGCAAGACTGATAAAGAACAGCAGCCAGCACATGTGGCCGAACTGTTACTGAACGGTACAGCCGTGCTCGAAGCACCCACCACTGAGGCATTGGCCGGAATGGTCAACGACATCCCAGCCGACTGCAAGTACAGCGTCGGTGCTGTGGGACGCAAACAGGACGGCAGTGCTTACACACTCAGAGTTGACTTAATCAAAAATTAAAACGATATGGCAACATTAAAAGGTCAAAACTTTCGTATCTGTATTTTCGACGCAACAGCCGAGAAATACAAAGTGATTGGAATGAGTACCGGGTGCACGGTGACACTTACGAACAATACTGATGATGGTAGCCACAAGGATATTGTTGGTGCTGCTGCAATGCCTACGGTAGTCAGTCGGAGTTGGTCGGTGTCATGCGACTCATTGGATGTGTCCGATGCAGCTGCGATGCTCACCGCCATCAAGTCGATGCAGCCCGTCACACTGATGTGGGACGAGACCAGCACCAGCAACAATCAGACCCGTGAAAAGGCAGCTTTTGCCCGCAAAGGCTCTGCCTATATGAACGACGTAACCTTCAATTTCAACGATCGAGAGAATAGCACAAAGGCTCTCCAATTCGCAGGTAGCGGTGCGCTCGAAACCGTTGGAAGCAGTGAGGCTGTTGAGATTATTCCATTGGGCAGTTACACCAAAGGTCAGTATGTTCGTCTGTTTCTATCGAGTGACAACACAGCAGCACCTTCTGCCGTCATAGCAGCCGCCAAGCAGCTCAGTCTGCATGTAAGCCTGACGCTGGAAGATGCAAGCACCAAAGACACTCCAGGAAACTATCAGGTTCAGGAGCCGACTGGTATCAGCTACGACATTTCATCTACTGCGCTCATGCGTAGTGGTGAGACGATCACCGAGCAGGTGCCTGGCAAGACAGTTGCAGACATCGAGGCATTGCACGAGGCTGGCACGCCTGTGAAGTGGAAGATAGCAAACGTCACTGGCACTAACCAGCGTACTGCATCAAGTACGATTGTCAGCGGTTCTGTGGTTCTGACCACACTCACCTTGAACGGTCCCAACAGAGCCAATGCCGACTACACCGCACAAATGAACGGCTACGGCGATTTCACGGTGGCCGCTTGAAACCTCTCATTGCATACAATTTAGCCATTGTACTATATTATTTAAGACGTTAAACAATCCGCGCCCAGCTTTGGCCCCGACAGGCTGGCTGGGCGTTTTTAATTAGGAACTATTATGAATCCCAGAAGAACAATCAAAATCACAAGAAAGAACGAAGCAGGCGAGATCGAGCAGGCGGAAGTAAAACTGCTCTATTGTGCAGCCTCAGAGACAGGATTCCAGACGCTCAGTGGCGTTACGATGGATGTTTTCGCACCAGAACTCGAAAAAAACGAAGAAGGTAAATGGATCATGAAGGCACTGCCCAAGGCTACCGACATGAACTACATCCAACTCTCTATGGCTTGCATCATTGCAGCCTACGAATGCGATGGCGGGGAACCTCCCATCAAGAGTGAAGATTTGCTCTATCATGCAAGCCGTGAGGAAGTGCAGAACCTCGTGACCACCGTACTCCAAATGCGAAATGATTGGATGCAAGTGCCATCGACCATCAAACCTGAGATGGAAGAGCGCGAAGGAAAGGGTAAGGGAAAAAACGCCAAAACGCCTACGAGACCTTCAAAGTCGTAGTAGGCGAGATCGGGCGAGACAGGCATGAGTATCTCTATGAGATGAAGTGGTGGGAAATCCTGCTCATCATCCAAGGCTACCGCCGTCGCAACGTGCTTCAGTATCAGTTGCAGCGTATTCAGGCGTGGGCAAGTGCCTTCTGCATGGGAAATAAAGAAGGCAAACGACCGCAAGATTTGATTGACCTCTATATTGACCATTATATCGAGGAAAGTGAGGAGCAGTTGACGGAAGAAGAACAAGAAGACCTGCTGGCAGACATTGCCGCTGAGAATGCGCGAATCGCAGCAGAACGACAAAAATAGGGGAGCCCGCCAGCTCCCCGTTTTTGTCTAACCTTAAAATCTAATAATATGAAAAACAATAAGGCTCAGTCGTCACGACTCACCATGTATGCACGTCGTCATCTCCCCAGGCATCGTCGGCAGTCAGCGTGAACGCCTTGGCAGTGCCTAAGATACCACCAGAATATGAGGTCGTGATATTTTTATTCAGCGTAACATCTTCAAGCGTCACCTGACCAAGCGTGGATTCATCGGATGCCGTGAGCGTGGCGGTGATGTCTGTCTGCCAATCTGCTGACGGCACAAAACCGAAGAACGAGATCATCAACTCACCGCTGGTGCCGATATAGCTGGCAGGTATGTTGACAGGTCGCGGATAGTTCGCCTGAAGACCGACACCCGCGCCAGTGGTGTAGTTGATGCCATAACACCATTGCGATGGTGTCACGGTGAAAACTGCGGCGTTTGCAGGCACTTCATCTGTGACGGTGATTTGCAAGCGCGTGGCGACACGACTGAGCGTGACAGCCTGAGACGCAGAAGAACTTGGTGCAATGGTGATGTTGGCAGTCGCCCAATAGGTGTCGGAAGGTTTTGCCCAGGTGATCGTCTTCGCGTCGGTGTCGGTGGTCGGTGTCGTGCCACGAGAAGCCACGAAGTAGATAGTGTGCGAACCATACCCCATTGAGGCGGATATTGCTCCAAAGCCTTCATCCGTACTCGACTGATGGATGGTCTGCTGCAACTCATCGCCCACATAATCAAACATCCACAGGTCGGTGAGACTGAGCGAGGTGATGGCCGCGCGGGTCATCGCTTTCATCTGGAAGGTGTCGCCAAAGGTGAATGTGATGGTTTTCTTCTCCATGCCACTCGGCTTTTCATCCTGCGGTTCTTCACTCGTACATGCAATCGCGGTCAGCATCAAGGCTGCTGCCAAGCCTAATTGAAACTTTTTCATAGTTGCATTGTTTTTGATAGTTTATATTTAAGGAGTGGGCGGCTCTCATCACCGCCCTTTGTCCTTTTCAATCGAGCCGACGGATATAGACAAATCCCGTGAAGAACTTATGGCCGTCGTCTTCGTCCTCACACTGTTCGATGAAAGCCGTGCAACGGTACGGAAATTCATTCGCAGTCAGAGAACACACGAGGTCGGTCTGTCCGATTGAAATATAGCCGAGGTGGTGACGGTCTTCTGCCACGATCTTGATGGCATCAGGATCATACTCGTTGTCAGGCTCCGGCACCAAGGCGCACTCCACGCGACCGACATAACGGCTGATGCCTTGCCGGTGGTTAATGCCAGCAATCTTCAGGATGCGCAGGTTGTCGTAGATCGAAAGCCAACCTCCATCAGCACGACGCTCTGGCAACGGCCCCGTGTAAGAACCAGATGCAATCGCACCAGGCACAAACTTATCGCCAACGATACCAGCCTGGATGCAAGCCTGAATGCGTCGGATTTCCGTTTCAATGTCAAGCGGTTGATCATCGTCACGGTTGTCTTGCTCCTGTAACTTCGCAGCAGCACTTCTGTGTGAGTCAAAATAAATAAAAGCAAGGGCCGCGCCCACAATTAATAATGCAAATAGAAATAATGTCATAGTTTTAATATTTTAGGGTTTAACTTGATTTTTCATTTCTTCAGCAATGCGCTCGAAATCGTCGTGGATGTCAGCGGCAACGATCTTCGCATACCGTTGCGTCTGGGTGATGTTGGTATGTCCGAGCATTTTTGATACGTGCTCGATGGGCACACCATGCCGCAGCATCCATGTGGCGAAAGTGTGGCGTGCCATGTGACTATGCAGAGGTCTTTCTATGCCGCAGGCCATACCGAGAGCCTTCAAGCAAAGGTTGTAGTCGGAATTGTCAAGGCGGGGCACTTTCCAGTTGTAACGCTCCAGGATAGCCACCACGGGCGGCAACAGCTGCGAGGTGTACGCCACGCCCGTCTTGATCCTTTCACCCGTATTCTTCCAAACGCCGTCGATTAGTTTGTAGTCCCCGATGTCAAACGTCTGCGTATCAGAGTAGGCAAGCCCAGTATATAACTGGAACACAAACAAATCCCGCGCCATAGCCATCTTCGAGCCCTGAACTGGGTGCAGACTCTCGAAAGCCTTCATTTCCTCATCCGTCAGGTAGTCGATGCGCTCCCTGTCGCCACGCTTAAACTTTCCCTTCAGGCGGTCGTATGGGTTCTGCTTCAGCCTGCCAAACAATACGGCACGATTGAGTAAGGCTTTAAGACATTTATGGTAATTATAGATGGCACCGTCGCTGATTGGCTCTGCTGGTTTGCCAGCTTTGATGTCTGCATCCGACTGAGGCTTAGTAATCTTATGCAAGTAAGCATCCCACTTGTAGATATTCTCCACCGTGAGGTCTTTCCATCGCCGGATAGTATTAAAGTCATTCAGTCGTATTAACATCGTCTGGTAGTGCTGCATCGTACCTCCTGAATGAGTCAGTTGGTCAATCTGATCACGGCACCATTCTAAGAAGCTCGTGCTTGACTCATCGGCAATCAGCATCCAGGCACGACGCTTGATGTCAGCCACGTCTATCTGCCTGCCATCGTCTATGGCGGCATTTATCTCTGTCTCTATCTTTTTATATAAAATGTTCAGGCGTGTGCGTAAGGCATCAGCATCAGGACGGTTTACGATAGTTTCAGCCTTAAACTCTGATTTTCGCACTTTGATCCCTGTATTGATATAATAAGGTTTGCGATCCACGGTCACACGAACTTCCAGCGGGCCTTCACAGCCTGCTTTCGTGCGTCCACGATGATCCCAAACTATTGAAGTTGTTATCATATTCTTGTTTATTTGTTGGCTACGTTTCCCCGCCACATTTCCACTATGGGAAACACTTGGCAAAGATTTCAGCCGAAATATACCGATTTTTACTTATTTTGCATTTTCCTTTATTTCGATTCAAGGGTCGCAATCCCTTTTATTTAGGCGGTGGCCGCGTTTTTAGGCAGCAACCCCGCCTCTCCATCCGTGATCCGTTTGGGATTGCTGCGTGATACATGGGGTCATTGTATATATAGTAGGTCAACATGCGTTTCCATGACATTAGATGGGGAAACGGATGGAGTGCTACGGATATACTTAACACCATTATTATATAGAAAACAGCCATCATATATTTGGTTGGATTTGGTCTTTTTCAGCCACCCCCATTGGGAAGGGATGATGGCTCAGTATTTCGTCTGTCTGATACTTGCTCAGCTGCTGACGGAGCGATTCATTCTCACGTTTTAGGTATTCGATGGTATCACGCTGACTGGCAATTGTCTGTTTTTGCTCTTCGATGCGATCTTTTAATTCTTCGATATGACGGCCTGCAATACCATCGTACACCTTTTGGAATTGTTTCTCAAGCATGAAACTGTCATCCATTGCAGAGTGCTGGCGAGGCTCATGCGGTGGGTTTGCATCAAGAAGTTGTTGAGCTTCTCTGATGGCTTTGTCGGCTTTCATGTCGGATAACTGCTGACGCGATATACAATCACTCTTTCCGCGCAGATATTCGATGTTCAGCTCTTTGAATCTGGAGCACAGCGCACGGACAGCATCGTCGCTGACCGATTTCACGTGCCCGTTCTTGATCCTTGAGATAAGATTGGGACCAAGACCAGCTTTCACGGCGATGTCGCCCTGGTTCTCTGCGAGTCCATTGTCAATCAGCCACTCGATGGCATCCATGAAAAGTTCATTCTTAGGCTTCATTTAGCACAAATAACCACGTTTAATCTTAAATAACCTTAAATTTAACCACAAAACACCATAAATAATCACGGCGTTCGGGAAAAGTTTGTATATTTGCACCCGAAAGTAAGTAAGTAAACAAACAACGAGGCAAAGAAATATCCGTCTGACGGGTAGCCCGTCTTAGCGAAGCGGCGAACCGCCTGTTTGCACCACTTTTGGAAAGGTAGTGGGTTGCAAATATACGGAATTTCTTGCCAAGTTGTAACAAAGTAAGTAAACATTTAAGTAAAATTAAAAATTTTATGGTTAAGGAAAAAGTAGGAAGAGACGACTGGAAGCAGCTGAAAGTTGGCGAGACTGGCGTGTTCACATTGCCCGACGAGCGGGCGATTGAGTGTGCGCGTGTTGCTGCCCAGGATGTGAAGAAGTACGACCATTATGAGTTTGAGCGTATCAAGGTGGCTGAGCCGCTGACGATTGCTTTTAAGCGTATAAAGTAATGGATAGGACATTGCGTGCTGAGATTGTGGCAGAGGTCAGGAAGTCGATGACTGAGATTCTGGAGGTTGCCAATGAGAAGTGGATCAGCGGCGACGAGCTGTGTGAGCAGTTCCAGATGTTCAGCAAAGGTTGGCTGAAGGCTTATGGCGACCGCCTGCCACGTCAGCGTGCCGAGGTGATGGACGACGGTATGAAGACAAGCCGCTGGGCATATCCGCAGCACAAGATCGCCCGCATGATTCAGGATGGAACAATCAAGGAACTTTAGGTCAACAGTAATATGTGTTTGAACATAGGCTTTTTTAATCACAGATTAACCAAACCCCAGCCCGCCGTGATGGTTCGCTGGTTGTACAGAAGACCAAATATTACAGTTAATTCATATATCGAGATTTTTTAAGTTAGACACAAATTTGACTATTTGGCACCGAGCGCGGTGACCTCCCATTCGGATTAATAATGAAGTTTTACTATTATCCCCTGCCATCCGCGAGGCCCGCAGGTTTTACGAAGAAACTACGAAATCAATCATCAGGATAAGACATTGGTGGGAGTAGCTCAGTTGGTAGAGCAGCAGAGTTTGACATTGCGGCTGTGGCGCATGTAGGCTGCGTAAGGTCTGTAATTCTCTGGCTTGCGGTGGTTCGAGTCCACCCTCTCACCCAAACATAACAGAGGCACCCGCAAGGGAGTTACGAGATGAAATCTCAGAGGTACTCAGAAACGGCACGGGGAAGCTAACCTGCAAGCGAGCAGACCACTGGCCCATCATGATGAAAGACTGGAGATATTGTTTCAAAGGTTGGACATCCCGAAACAAATAAATAGCCGGACGAGAGGCAATGCGCGATGCAAGCGTAACCGTACCAGCAGCACCATCAGTGATTGACGGGCTGACAGCACCGAAAGGTTTGGGGACAATGGAGGCCTGTTGTGACGTGTCACAGATGTAGAAAGTAGCCATGCTTGGCAGTGCGATTCAAATCAAAACAAGCACGTAGCAGAAATTGAGAGTGTCGAAGATATGTTATTTATCAAGATTATATTAATGATTGAGATAGTGCCCGTGCGAGCAATCGTGCGGGCTTTTAATATTGCCGTGTAGTTCAGATGGTCAACGAGGCTCACTTGTAGGATTCGTCCTACATACTGAGAGAGGTCGGCGGTTCGAGTCCGCCCACGGCAACAAGAATAACTCTAAAACTTCAGAATCATGAAACAGAATCAGACTATTGACAATCAGGAGGTAAAGTACATCCTTCGTCAGATTGGCTTCGGTGCCGTTCTTGGCATCGCATTTATCAGTGTGTTGTATATCGGTGGGCTGTTGGCTCACCTGGTGAGTGGGCTCTAACCCTTTATAATAAAAAGGGTAGTGACCTTTATAGTAAAAAAGGTATCACACTTTATAGTATAAACGTATTTAATCAGTATATCAATGGAATTTACAGGAAGAATCGCAAAGCTGCTGCCCATCCGAGAAGGGGTTAGCCAGAGAACAGGCAACGCATGGAAATCGCTGCCTTTTATTTTTGAGTATTTCGAGAACCCATCAGACCGTTATGCCGATAGCGTGATGCTGGAGACCTTCGACACCAAGGTCATCGATAATCTCCAGGAAGGTATGGAGGTGATTTGTGGATTCGGGCACAAGACTCGTGAGTACACGAAGGATGGTAAGACAATGATCATCAATGACATCCGGCTCTACAAGATCGAGAGCGTCCGCAAGGCGCAGAATCAGCCCGCACAGCAGACGAACGGTCAGACGGTGACACAACAGACCGCAGCGCAGTTGCAAGGCCAACAGGCGGCACCATTCCCGCCACATGTGGATGAGAATGGAAACCCAATAAACCAAGGAGGAGGAAATGCCGATGACCTGCCATTCTGATGACTATTTCTGCGAGTGGTGGCCGATAGAGGTCGCCACTCTCAATTCTGAGAGCGTATGATCTACGAAGAGATAGTGAAAGCCGTCGGCAATGCTGCTGCCATCTTCAAGCTCGTCTGTGGTGTTGGTAATAATGCTGCATGGCTGGTGATGATGCACAGCTACGACCATGCCAAGCGATGTCGCGCCTTTCATAAGAGTCTGCCAGGCGGTCACAAAGTCGGCTGGTACTTCAAGAAATCGGTCAACGATTTCAAACTCTACGAGCGCAACCTGCTGACCACCCAGACAAACCGTATGTTCCATGTCGCCGATATGAGCGACGACGTGCGCCGTAAGTATGGCAACATCAGCGATGCCGAATACTACGAGTTTTGGAAGGGTGTTGGTGGTGTGGCTTATGAGCGCACCAAACCGTTGATCACCTCGCTTTGGAATAAGTACCGAGTGAGCCTCATTCAGCACGATGTAAAGGACGCTGAGCATGTCGCCTGGGTGATGACCGCACAGGCCGCGCTCGACCTCGCAGGAGCCATGTATGAAAGCGCGATGAAAGAGTGCGAGAACGGGCTGGAACTCCATCGCAACGTGCTCGACGAAGTATTCAGTCAATTCTCACTGAAGACCATCTCAAAAGACTGGATGCGAGCCATGATGCTGTTGGCACCCGAGACCGAGCCCATCAAGCTGTCGGACGTGGAAGAGCGGAACATCGACCTTGGCCTGCAACAGCTGATGGAAGCATGGCTCGACCCCGAACTGCTCTACTCGTCGGCATCAGGAGCCGTTGACGACTTCAATGAGATATTCGCCACGAAAGGCTTTGTGAAGAAGGTGCAGCGCGAGATAGCCGAGGTGAAGGCCGAAACACTGAGAGAAATCAATAAGGAACTATGAACGAAGAGAGTAACAATTTACCACAAACTGCGACACCTGAAGAATTGGCGTGGCAACGCATACGGCCCTATCTGCTCGATCCGCGTGAGAACTACCCAGAGCCATACTACATGTTAGAATACAATGGTGTGCCGTTCTCGAAGATTGGTGGCATGGGAGCCATGTCAGGTCAGAAGAAGAACGGAAAATCATTCGTTTTCACTGAACTGATAGCCGCTATCGTTGGCGACGGGTGCGAACGGGTGCAACAGTATCTTCCAGGTCTGCGAGTGCCTGAGCGCACCATAGAGTTTCTTGGTCACAAACCTCGAGCACTCTATATCGACACAGAGATGGAGCGGCTATCGAGTGCGAAGGTCATGAGGCGCGTCCACTGGCTTTGCGATGTCGATATGAATGCGCCATTCCCTGAAGACAGGTTCGCCGTGCTGTGGCTGAAGAACATGCCAAGGAACGATGACAAGCGACCGTACTTGCAACGCTTTGAAATCATCAAGACCGCCATCGAGATTATTCAGCCCGATGTGGTGTTCATCGACGGCTTGCGTGACTTGGTATCATCCATCAACGATGAAGAAGCAGGCACGACTATTCTCGATTACTTTGGTAGCATCGCTGAAGAACGAAACCTGTCGATATGGCTTGCATTACACCAGAACCCATCGAGGAACAATGAAGTGGAAGATGCAAAGATGCGTGGATGGATCGGTACGGAACTTGGCAACAAGGTGAGCGACACGCTGGTGAGTATCAAAACAAAGACCGCTAACGGCGTGACCTTCACCGTCAAGCAACAGGATGCGCGAGACAAAGACCTCGACGACTGGAAGTTTGAGATTACTGACGATGCTGGTAACCTTGGTATTCCACGTATCACGAACAGCGGCACGAATATGCCATCGAAATCAAAGGAGCAAGTCACCTGCGACGATGTGACAGTCATTCGTGGTTGGATTGAGCAGGCAAAAGATATGTATGAATGGCCGATGACTCGCGCTGATGTAAAGAAGACCATCTTCGGCGAGATTGGCGGTCAGAAGAACAAAGACAGACAGCAAGCCGATCTGATGGCAGCTATCAACATGGGTTATCTGGAAGAATCGACCATCAAGCAGAATGGCTACTACATGTTGCAACCACCTGATGACATGCCATTCTAAAACGGTGACCCAATGCTAATTGTATCCCTAAAGGGATACAGAACGGTGACCCAATGGGGCGTGAGGTCACGAGCCCCCTGCCGCCGCATAGAGGCGCGGCTGGGGCACGAGACACCACCACGCGCCACGCGCACGCATATGCGTTTGGCTTTACAATATTATTTTTATCGAAGACTATGCCTAAAATCGACAAGCAGATTATCGACAAGATTCTTGATACGGCGAAGATCGAGGAGGTGATTCAGGACTGCCTCGGAAGTTATGGCTCAGGCAACCGCGCCGGACTGAAGAAGACTGGAGTCAGATACAAGGCTCTGTGCCCCTTCCACAGCGACCGATCGCTCGGTTCCTTCATCGTCTATCCAAAGGGAAACTGTTACAAATGTTTCAGCTGTGGCGCGAAGGGTGGCGTGGTGGAGTTCCTGATGGAGCATGAGAAACTATCCTATCCTGACGCTATCCGCTGGCTCGGTAAGAAGTACCATATCGACGTGGATAATGTGGACGTGGATTGGACCTATACACCAAAGCCAGCACCACCACCGATGCCGACTCTTGAATTGCCATTGCCGATGGTAAAGCGCACACAGATTGACCTCTCGACAGACAACCTGGTGACATGGATTCGCAAAGGCATCCATTGGGACTATGTGCAACGCGCAAGGGTTGAGCAGATGCTGACAGATTATCATGTGGGCCACGGCAAGAATGGTCACACCATCTTCTGGCAGATCGACGAGAGCGGAAAGGTGCGCACAGGTAAGATGATGAAGTATCGCACGGACGGACACCGCGATAAACAAGCATCGTGGAGTTTCGACTTCATTCACTCGGTGCTCAGTAAGCATTGGGATGCTGAACGCCACGAATGGACCGACGAACCGCCCTACCCATACCCCGACATCTACAACCCCGACCGTGAGGAGCCGCACATCACCTTCTTCGGTATGCACCTGTTGAATCGCTACCGACACGCCACCATTAAACTGGTGGAGAGCGAAAAGACCGCTCTGCTGATGGCGATTGCTTACGGGAACCATGACCAACAGCTTTGGATGGCGTGTGGTGGCTTGGAGATGATCACCCGTGAACGCTTGAAGCCGCTGATTGACCAAGGTCGCCACATCATCCTCTATCCTGACCGCGACGGCATCGACAAATGGAAAATCAAAGCCGAGCAGATGCACTACGACCGCCTCAGTATAGACACAACACCAGTCAAAGATTGGTGGCGCGAGGAAGACGGCGACAAGGCCGACATCGCAGATGTGGTGATCCGAATGCTTAATAACTCCAAACCGCTGACAAGTATCGCAGATATAAAAGTGGCCATACCGCAAGCGGCACCATTGATTGATAAACTAAACCTACAGATAGAAAAATGAGTGAAGAAAAGAAAGAAGGCTACGAGCTGCTTCAGACCAAGGTATCGACCAAGGCGGCTGAACGGCTGAACCGCATCGCACGAAACAGAGGCACTACAACCTACGGACTCATCCAACTGGTGTGTCAATTCCTTATCCGCACAGCATCTGGCGAGTACAACCTGAGCGATGAGATTAACCGACTTCTCACACTGTTCCACCTGGAGCCAGGTTGGAAGGATGCCTACAACAGTTGCGACCCGACCGCCGACACCGAGATAGCGCAGGAGATACTGATCCTTCAGCAGCCAGGGCGCAGAGGGTTCGGGGCTGTGATGGTCAACAAGCCGTTTATGGGAGCGTGGACGGAGACGGAGTGCGTGGATGACATCATCGAACGCATCATCGAGGTGTGCGCCCCAGGCGTATATAAGCGGCTCAAAAGGCTGTGCGAGATACACGAGTCGGAGTCGATATTGGAGCTGTTGGTGTTGCTCACAGATGCACAGGTGATCGTCGATCTCGACGAGGCGAACCGTCAGGAAATCCAACAGGCAGACAACATTATGAGCAACGGACGGGCGATGGTATATGGAGCACGAACGCGACGCAAAAAGCATTATGATCCAGATACTATGCCGCAGCAGATCGTCTTTGAGGACTTCGAACGCGACCTGGGTACGGAGCAACTTGACGAGATGGAGGGCTTGCACCATGATACCAGATGAAGAAGAGTTCAAGTGTGCGGAACCACGCAAGCCCAGCAAGCCAAACCCCGAACTGGAGAAGAAACTCTATGATTTAGGATTCAGACCCTTTGGAGTAGAATGGTAACACTGAAACAAGATAAGAAAGCGCATAACACATGGCTTGTGACGGTGACTGATGCTGAGGGATTCCACAGACAGCTGCCAATCACCTACGACGACATGCGCGAACTTGTCAGGCTTTGGATTGAGGAAACGATATAATGGAACATAAGAAGCGACTGCCGTGGCGATGCAAGAACGCACAGCAGGCGAAGGACAAGGCGACGATCTATAACAGCCGGGAGTGGAAGGAACTGAGGCGGGCGAAGCTGAGGGCGCAACCGCTGTGCGAGAAGTGTCTGGCTGACGGCAGGGCGGCGGGCGTGGCTGGCGGTTGGATAAGGTCTGCGCATTGCGTGCATCACATCACGCCGATTGAAACAGCGGCGACGATGGAGGAGATGCGGCGGCTGGCGTTCAATCCCGCGAACCTGATGAGTCTGTGCGACGAGTGTCACCACAAGATTCATGAGGAGATGCGGAGCTTTGACCCTGCGAACGTGAAGGCACGAGCTATCAAAGATTATTTGACAACTGAATTATGAGTTACACAAGACAACGAGGGGAGAACCGCAACCCGAAACATATATACTATGTGAGTCTGTTGAACACGCAGGACTGGCAAGGGGTGAACGGACTGAGGGCACGGACGCTGAGAAAGCACCCGCTTTGTCAGATGTGCGAGAAAGACGGCATCATCCGAAGCTCAGTTGACGTGCATCACCTGAAGCCCGTCGAGGGTGTGGGCCGATACTACCAGCCGGGCGAGGAACTGCCGGAAGACGTGAAGGCGGCAATGCGTGAGCGGTGCTTCGACGAGAAGAATGTGATCGCACTGTGTGTGCCGTGCCACATCGAGATTCACCGACAGATGAACAGCCACGAGGGGCAGATGGTGAAGACAATGCCGAAGGTGGAGAACGACCAGACGCGAAGCCTTCAGGATTGGGTGAGCGAGGTGAGCGGCGGCAAATGCGAGGCGCGGCCACTGGTGAAAAAGGGCATCCGTCGGACAAAGTACGGTTGGGTGACACGCGAGGAGTTCAAAGAGAAGATCGAGCAACAGCATAAGGATTGGAAGTCGAACATACTAAACCGATTCACTAACAATGGACCTACAGACACTCAGGACACGCCAAGCGTGGACGTTGGCACAGAAGATTGACCACTCGCTCGGAGTGATCGAGGCGTTTGCCTCATGGTTCGAGGGCAAGGTGTATGTCAGCTTCAGCGGTGGCAAAGACTCATGCGTGATGCTGTCACTCGTGGAGTTGGTGCTGCCGCAAGTGCAATGCGTATTCATCCAGACGGGATGCGAGTCGCCAAGTGTCTGCCGATTCGTGAGGCAGATGCAAGCCGACCACAACATCGAGATCATCCGACCCGTGAAGACGTTGCGCCAGGTGTTCGCCGAATGCGGCTTTCCATTGGTCAGCAAGAAGGTGAGCCACGACATCGAGTGTGTGCGTCGCAACCCTTACTGCCAGTCGAGCCGACAGAAACTCATCCGTTCAAATCCGCATTGCATACCTGAGCGATGGATGTACCTGCTCAACGAACCATACGACGTGAGCGCACGCTGTTGCTTCTGGCTGAAACACCAACCGGCACAAGCCTACGACAAGCGCACGGGTCGGCACCCATACATCGGACTGCTGGCAAGCGAAAGCTATCAGCGCACGATGGGTTACATTCAGCAAGGTGGTTGCAACGTGTTCGAGGTGTCAGGCAAGAACCATCCGCGAAGTATGCCGCTCGCCATCTGGAACGATGAAGACGTTTGGGCATACATCCGTGACCGACGGCTCGCGCTGCCCGACATCTACGACAAGGGAGCGATGCGAACTGGTTGCATGGGTTGTGGCTTCGGTGCCCACCTCTCGACGGCTGGCATCGACACCATGCGAAGGCTTTGGCCCAAGTGGTACGACCTGATTATGAGCTACGAGAACCACGGCGTTACCTACGGCGAGGCACTGCGGAAAGTCATCAACAAAGCGATGCCACCAAACGCCACCACATAGGCCACGACGCGAGGCACATCGGAGGCAAAGGGATACATAAACAACTTTTGAAATGCGCTTAGAACCAACGAAAACGGCCTTAAACGCCCGAAATCCGCGTCAACCCTGACCTCGGGGCGGGTCTTTTTTATTCAAAGCCTTTTATTCCCAAAT